TCAGCGCGGTCAGAGCCCCTGTCAGAGCCCCACCGAATATACCAGCAGCCCCTGCCAGTACCTTCGGCTCAGCTTCTGCAAGGCGGGCGAGCAGCCGCCCAATCCCTGACGCCGGCAGGGGGACAGGAGCGGGGGTTCGGCTTGCAGCCAGCGCGTCCCTCAGTACAGGGTCGAGGGCTCGGACAAGCGCGAGCGTTTGCCGCTGTAGCGCCTCCAGCCTCCTGGCAGGGCTTGCGGTCCTCGACACCTCTCCTACCAGCATCGCACCGACGACTCTCCCCCATGTCTCCGCAGCCCCCTCCTCGGGACAGCTCGGTAAGACGATCACGCCGTACCTCTCTCCGGACGTGGCACCAAGCATGTTCACTACTCCCGACACGTCGGACAGCCCAACCAGGACAGCCGCAGGGTCAGCTTCAGAGATAGCCTGCAGCAAGGACTCCCAGGTTCGAGAGAGGTGCCCCAGGTCCACCAGGATCACTTGATAGCGGTCTTCCGGTTCTCGCTCTCTCACCCGCGCCAGCGCTGATGGCAGGTCTTCTTCATGGTCAACGGCAACAGAAGAGAGCCTGAGCATCCGGGCGATGAGCCCCGCTCTGCTCTTGTCGTGGTCGATCAGCAGGGCGCGAATCCACTTACATGTATCCTGGGTCTCTTCTGGCCAAGGCATCACTCCCCCCTATAGGCTGCGTGACGAACTGACCCTCCGCGCGTCTTCATTCTCTGCCCTTTGAGTTGGCATAGGCTACCCCAAGGTTCGCTCCGGAGTAGGCGCCGAGAGAAAGAAGCCCGTAGAGCCCCAGGTTGGTTAGAACCCCGTCAGAGACCCCGGCACGGGAGAGAGCTGCGAGAGCCAGAAAGTAGCCGAGGCACATACCGTAGGCCATGAGCTTCCTCTTGCCCCTCAGCCTACTGCTCTGTCCACCCGTCCTCATGTTGCCTCTACACGGTTGCATTGGATTCTGTTCTCGCCCCCTGATACCAGCAGGCCCTACTCCGGGACCTCTTCGCAAGGAGGGCACTCGCCGGTAGGGGAGACCCCGAGGTCGATGCCCATGCCCGTGAAGATGCCTACGATGAGAGGGACGATGTACTTGAGGGCGCTCTTGAAGGTGTCCATGGTCTGCTCCTATCAGGCGTTGTCGAGGCTGCTCAGAGTGTAGTAGACCACCCGGATTCGCACGGAACCGACGGTCAGAGCGGTGTCGCCCGCAACGGCCCCACCCGACGTACCGGTCAGGACGATCTGCTCCGAGGAGGCATTGGGGGTGGCGCCAATGTAGTTGCTCTTCGAGTTCTGGGTCAGAGTAGAGGAGCTGCCGTACTTGTCAGGATCAGCGGAGGTGCCGATGCCGTAGCTGTCCGTGGTGCCCCCGCCCGTCAGGGCGGTCTCCACGTTCGACTGGACCGCCAGGACCATGGAGAAGGCCGGGACGTTGACGACGCTGGTCTCAATGGCCGCAGGGGAGATGGTCTCCTCGTAGACGACCAGCTCCAGACCTTCGGACGGCGAGGCACCAATCCGGGAAATGACATCCCCGGTGCTGGCGCCAGCTCCCAGGAACTGGAGGAGAGAGCCGTCCTGAGCGGACAGGGTACCCGTCAGGGTGGGGTCGGACAGAGAGGGGGAGCCGTAGATGCCCTGGAAGAAGGTCGGGGCCAGTAGCACAGAGCCGGTGGAGGCGTCTACCTTGGTCACCATGCCCACCACGCGGGGCACCAAAGGGGGAGTCAGGGTCCACCCGCCGGCCGTAGACGACAGGAAGACAGGGTCGCCCACGTTAGCCGACGAGGTGTCCACGTCCCTGACGAACATCCAGGAGCAGACCTCCCCGATGCTTCCCGAAGGAATCGACCGTGGGGCGCAGAGGATGACCACATCCCTGGTCGCCGCCGAGTCAGCGTCAGCTCCAGACACCAAGATCCTGTCGCGCACGTCACCCACGACGGCGACCAGGGACTCCTTGGCAATGGAAGAAGCAGCGACCGCGCTGATAGCTTCCGTGCGTCCCCTGTCGAGCTGCAGCTTGATCTCGCGGGGGCGGACGGTGCTCTTACCTGTCATGTCGATCTCCTGACGCACCCGGCCCTAAGCCGTGTAGGTGCGGGTTGTTTCCTCCAGCCCATACCGGGGCCTGCCGATAGAGTAGTCGATGCAAGACCACTGGGCCACTACCTCTTGAGCTGGTTCAGCTCCCTGATGATCTCCTGGGTCAGCCGCTCCTGCTGCTGTAGTTTCGATGGGACGGGAATGACCGTGTCCGCTCCGATCAAGAAGGCTACGATGCTCCCGTCGTCCAGCCGCTTGTAGCCGATCTTGTCCACATCCGTGCCCGTCATCCTTGCGACAACCTGCCCGTAGTCCCTCAGATTCCTCTGAAGACCCATCACCAGGGAGGCCGTCAGGGTCATGAGGTAGCGGTTCCTGCCTTCCTCCGAACCAAACCTCCACTGCTGCAGACCCTCGACTCCAGGGACCACGAAGGCAGCTCGCCCCGCCCTGCGCTGGGAGAGGGGGACGGGCTCAAGGTCGAAGAAGCGAACTGCTTCAGGCCACAGGCCGATCCCCTGGAGGGCCATGGCGTCTCTCTCCGGGAATAGCCCCTGGCTTTCCAGCTCCCCTCGGCTCTGACCAAGCTCACGGACGAGGGTGAACAAGGGTAGCGCGAACAGGGCCTCGTTCATCCTCTCCGCTGTCTCTGACAGGGAGAACGAGGAGGGGTCATAGACTGCATAGAGGGCGTCAACCAAGGTCTTAAGAGAGTCCAAGGGCGGAGCAGATGGACCGAAGTGGCCCGTCATGACTCCGTCGTAGGTCTCCTTCAGTTCAGCCCACATCCGGGTCTGGGCGTACTCTGGCACAAGGGACCACGTCCCCTCGAACTCCTGCTGCTCTTTGGTGAGGACCGCTATCTTGCGTAGGTTGTCCAGGGCGTCCGGGCGAACCATAGCCCCCAGCGTGTCCATGAACATCTGCCTCTGGAAGGCGTAGAACATCATGTACCGGGCAACCGTGTCCTTCTCCGTGCTGGGGATCGCCCCATAGTCGAGAAGGGACTTTCTTGCCAGATCAGCCGCTTCAGGCTCAGTCAGCCCGACTCTAAGCGCCTCCATGAACACGGCCTTGCGGAAGGCATTGTCGCTGGCCTCTGCGACCATGTTCCAGATGTTCATGTTGTCCGGCCGGAGCCAGCGTAGCGCCTGCCTAACCGTACCCGATTCAAACCCGTCCGCCGTCATCCTCGCGGTCCTTCGGATATCCTCGATCACCCGGTCGCGGAACTCGAACTTCGCCTGGGAAGATTGGATGTTGTTCCGCTTGACCGCATCCTCCAGCATCTCCGCTGTCCAGACCTTACCCGCCGGGTCTGTGAACAGCTCCCCCGACCGAGGGAGGGCCTTCGGGATCATTTCCGCGAGGTTCCGTACAGAGGAGGGCAGCGACCGGAGGACGAAGCCCGGGACGGTCACCGCCATGATCAGAGGAGCTGTGAGAATGTTCGCTCCGAGGAACCTGCCGTTGGGCAGGGGGAACCCTCCGAGCAGCCCCCCTACTGCGGTCCTGTTGATCCAGCGGAACATGTTGCCGATCTGGCCCCAGACGAAGTCCGCCCCGGTCTTACTTCTCAGCTTCAGCGCCTCCAGGTTCACCGCCAGTGAGTTGCTGGACTTCACCGCGTCGATGAGGGCCTGCAGCTCCGGGTCCGCAGTGACCCGGATATTGTCAGCGATGTGGATCAGCTCAGGGTGGGCAGAGAACTTGGTAGGGTAGAACTCGCCTGGAATACGGGGCCAGTCGGTAAGGCCGAGGCTCTCAGCGAACCCAAGGGCCTTCTGTGTAGCCCTGAAATCGGAGTACCCCAGAAGGACGGACCCCGATGCGAAGTAGTAGCCGGAAGTGGCTACGTGGTCCAAGGCGTGTCTGAACGCTGCCAGCTCCTTCGGCGTCATCCTGGCAGTCAGCTCAGGGTACATGCTCTCCAGTTCCCGGGCTGCCTTGGAGATCTCCCTCTTCGCCCTGCTCTGCAGCAGCCAGGTCGTCATTGCTGCGAACAAGTCGTCCCCGGATAGCTGCCCCCCGAGGCCCTTCCCCCTGAGCGACTTGTTTGCCCCCCTCAAGGTCTCGATCACATGAGCTACGTTTGTAGGGGTCACGGCCCATGCCGAGGGGCTGGTGCCCACGACCTCGGGGGAGAGGGGGAGCATGGGAAGTGCCCTCTGCATTTCCCTGTCGGAGACCTTGACCCCAGAGAAGAAGATACTGACGACCTCTTCCAGAGCGCGCTCGGGCGCGAACCTCCCAGAGGCGATGTCAGCTTCCGTCTGCAGCCGCTGCTCCTCAAGGAGCATCTCCTTGAACTTCTCAGGCCTGTTTTTCGCGCCAGCGATCTCAGCCTTCAGCTCGTCGTCCAGCCGGAGCAGCCTGTTCCTCATGTCCTCTGCCCATCTCCTGACAGGGAGGGGTGCCCGTGGGTCCGGCTCAAAGCCGGTGACTCGCTTCTTGCCCAGCTTCTTCAGGACCTTGCTAACCCCTTTCCCTAAGGCAGTATCGGAGAGGAGGTCGGCTGAGACCTTGAGGGTCCTCCCTACAGGGCTCCTTCGGGCCACTGGAACCGACGCCGCCCTGTATGCCTCAGCGGTATAACGGAGCTTCGCGGAGTCCCGGGTCGCCTGACGGGTGAGAGCTCCCAGCACCTCCTCGTGGACAGACCTGTACTGCTTGATGTTCAGGGGCCTTCCCTCTTCCAGAGCCCGGGAGACCTCCGTCCAGAAGGGAGACTGCGCTATCTTGGCGGGACCCAGTGTCAGGTCCAGCACCTCTTTCACCTGGGCAGGGTTCTCCAGCTTGAAGGACTTGCCCTGCCCGGTATCGCTTACCTTGAGGATGTCGGACGCTGCCGACATGACCTCGTCCCCCACCTCGTCCCATGCGCTCTCGCGGACGACGGTGGTCGGCGTGATGAAGATCAGGTCTTGAGGTGCTGCGTTAGCGGCCTCCTCCCTTGCTCTCTTGATTGCGGACTGGAGCAGAGTAGCGTCAACCGCGTCTATGTAGAAAGGCTCCTTCGACATCGCGATGAGGGCGTCAGTCAGCTCGTCTTCGGTCCTCGCCTCTCTCAGCGTCTTGGCAAGGGAGGTGAGCCCCTCTACCTCAGCCAGGCTCGCCGCCTTCTTGATCAAGGGACCGATTAGCTCCTGCCCGGACGCAGTCCGGAGCCAGGACTTGACGTTGTCCACGTTGTGGTACAGTTCCTTGCTCTGCAGAAGACGAAGCTGCTTGCTGGTCTCGCCTACAATGCGGCCGAGAGGCGTAGAGGGGTCCACTCTCCCTCCTGACGCCACGGCCCTGGTGACTGCTTCCTCGCTCAAATCTTCCATGACCTTGGAGAGCTTGAGCTTGTTCGCTGCCCGGCTCGCGGTCTTCGTTGCTGTACCCAGGCCGGGGACCGCCGGGAGGAGCATCTCCCCTGCCATGCCTATCCAGAACGGAGCCTCGGGGTACCCCGCCTGCTCTGCCAGCATGGTCATGGCGGGGAGCTCCATCAGGTCGTCACCGAGGCTCTGCCCCCTGGCAATCGAGAGAGCGATGTCCTTGGCCAGTACGCCCTGTGAGGGTCTGGAGGACTGCTTAGCCAGCGTGAAGGCAGGGAACCGAGCTCCCACAGCCCCCGCAAGGTAGTCCGCTGCGCCTTTGGACTTACCTCGCAGGAATCGGTCCTGGGCCTGGGCCAGCTTGTAGTTGATGTCCTCCGGGTCCACAGGGTTGCCCTGCTCATCCACTTCGTAGGTCAGGCCCTTCCACACAGGGTCAACAGCGATACGGGCGATTCCGCCAAGGTCCCTCATCGCAGCGGCGATAGGGGTCTCTACGGTTTCTCCCGCTTCCCCTTCGGACGAGAGGGCAGCCTGAACCGCACGGACGGAGATGGGGGTGTCCTCGGAAAGCTGAGCTTGGGCGATGTCTATGGTGGGGAAGGCGGCTCGCAGGGTGCCCCCTACGATGGCCTCCATCATGTTGTTCAGCTCCTTCCTTCGCTCAAGCGGGTCGGCGGGAAGTGCCCCGACGTTTTCTGCGTAGATCTTCTCAATGAGGGGAACCTGGTCTTCGCCAGGGGTCATGAGGCGCGAGATCTGCTCCTGCCTGGCCTTCTCGATCTGCGAGAGCAGCTCCGCCTTGACAGCGGAAGGCCTATCAGGAGTGCCGATGGGCACCGCCTTCTGTGCCGCCGCCATGACAGAGGTACGCAGGTCGGTCACACGGTCCGGGGTCTCCGCCTTCTCGGGAGCTTCGGAGATCACCTGGGGCTTGAGGGCTTCGAGGATCGCCCCCACTCCGGATTCCTTCTCCTCGACCGCGCCGCGCCGGGATGCCCCCTCCATCCTGTTGATGTCGAAGGACTGGACAGGTCTGGGAGCAGAGATGATCTCCTGTACTTCCTGCGCGGCCTGTAGCTGGGCGTCTCTATACGGGACTCCAGCGGACTGCTTCCCCTCGTAGAGTGCGGTCTTCGTCGCGTCAGCAGCGGGCTCCACTTCGTCGGCAGGGTCGTAGAGGGCCGGACCGCCGCCCGCAGTCTGCTTCTCTTCCTCCGTGGGCTCTGTCAGGTCGAGCCCCTGGAGGAGCGCCTTGCGCTCTTCCCAAGTCAGAGTACCGTCGGGGTTGGGCATACCTACCTCCGCCAGGGGAAGAGTCGCTTCCGCTTCTTGTGGCTAACCGCCCACGGAGAGGAGGGCTCCTCATGGGTCACTCCAAGCTCCCCCTCCTTCTCCTTCTGCTCCTCCAGGGCCGTGTCCAGGATGTCCTTGCCTTCCTCGATCAGCTCCTCGTAGCTCTTGCCCATGTCCTCGGCGTCCTTCTCGGGGAGGACCTTCTCGATCTCCGCTCCCTCCCCTCGGACGGTGCCTTCCGGTCCTGGCGTCACAACCTCGTGAACGGGCTTCTTCGCGCGGAGAGCTTCAAGCTGCTTGGCGAGAGCCCGGGTCAGAACCTGCTCCGTGTACACAGCCTGGTCCTCGGGGCGGGCTCCTTCCTTCTTGGCAACCTCATCCGCCACGCTGAGGATGTCCCGAGGTGGCGTGGACCCGGACTGCATAGCCCGAAAGAGGAAGTCCGCCTGGAACTCCATGAGGGGATCGACCGGGTCAGGGATGCCCTTGTGCTCCTTGAGCATCTTCTGCGCCTGGACCCCTGCCCTCATCAGCCGCTTCTGTCCAGAAGTCATGCTCTTAGCTATCCGAGCACTCCTCTCAGCGGCCGTCTCCGGGGGGCGCCCATGGGCCATGGCCCGGCCCCTCTCCGCAATACGGCGAGCGCCCCCTCGCAGCACCTCTCCCGGCCTCAGTGCTCTGTTCTCAGCGAGTAACTTCCCCGCCCTCTCTGCGCGAGTAGGGGCCTCCCCCCTTCCGGTCTGGCTCAGAGCCTTGAGGGCTTCGTCCCTCCGAGTCCGAAGGGAACCCTGCTCCGCTGCTCTACGGATGAAGAGATTGTCCACGCTCTCCTGCATCAGCGTGTTGAGCTGCTCCCTGGCCTTGGCCTGCCTCTCCTGGGTGAGCTTCCTGGATGCGTCCGCGAGAGACTTCAGACCATACTTCTTCTGAGCTTCCAGTAGCTGCTCCTGGGTGATGGGGCTCGTCAGGGTACGGCGGGCGAAGTCCTTGTACTCCTCCTCCGAAATGACCCCGTCGTTGGAGAGGTAGCTCGCAAGGAGCTTCTCCTCTTCCGTAAGGCCGGTACCTCCCAGGTCCTCCTCAGCTCGCGCGAGGCCCTTCCTCAAGGCCTCCCTACCCTCTCGCGTCGAGGGGGCGGCAGGAGCGACCTGGGCGGCCTGAGCGGCTGCTTCTTCCAGGTTCGCCGGGTCCACGCGCATCGGGTCCACATGCAGCGCGGCAGCGATCGTCTTGACCGCATCGACGTAGAGAGAGGTGGTCCTTGGGTCCAGCGCGGAGGGGACAAGGTTGCCGCCGCTCGCGTTCTGCATCCTTCTCATCAGCTCTGCGGCCGCCAGCTCCCGAATACGCGTGGGGTGGTTGTCCAGCTCAGCCGCGAGCGCGGAGCCCGGAGAACCCCGCCCCACCATCACCCCGGAGACGGCCCCGGGCTGGTACTTGCTGCGCGCGGAGTTGTACTTCGTCATCACAGCTTCGATCTTGGCAACGACAGGACCCGGGAGCTGCACGGGTGGGGCCCCCTCAGCCGTCCCGAACTCTGCAGCGGTCCTCTCCCGCCCCCTCTCGCTGCGGTCCAGCGCGGTTGCGGCCTTGATGTAGTTGTCGAAGCTTCGGTCGTCGCCCTGGTTCAGCTTCTCCAGCGCGGTGATCTGATCATCCAGGTCTTTGATCAGATCGAGAAGAACCTTCCTGTGCTGCGTCTCCGTCCGCTGTTCCAGCAGAAGATCCTGCTCGGCCTGGGCCAGAGCCCGGTCGATCTTGGCCTGCTGCCTCTCCAGGAAGGCGCTGTAGTAGGTCTCTCCGCGAGTGGGCATGATCGCTCCTATACGACCCCAAGGGCCTCGAAGCCGAACAGCTCGTTCAGCTCGTCGAAGTCTGCATCGGGGAAGTCTCCCAGCCCGGAGGCGTTGAGGAGGTCTTCCTGAATCTGCTGCTGCTCGGCCTGGGTCATGAGATCAGACCCGGCAGCGGCCAGGGTTCCGGCCAGGGAAGTCGCGGCTTCGAGCTGAGCAGCTCGCTGCTGGTCCTCACGGGCCTGCTGGTCCTTGAGCATGTCCTGGATCTGCCTCTCCTCTCTCCGTTGCTCATCCAGGTGGGCCTTCTCGATCGCGGCCCTTGCGGCCTGAGTATCCTGCGCTGCTCTCTGAACATCCCCCTGCTGCTGCCTGTAGGCCATCCCTGCCCCCAGGTCCTGGGTAGCGAGGGCAGCCATGTTGGCCTGCTGCTGCTCCCTGCGAGCGGCAAGAATGGGGTCCACAAGGCTCGCCTCCATCATCCTCCGCTCCTCGTCCGTTAGGCCGAGGGCTCCCTCCTCCTGCCTACGGAGTAGCTCTTCGAGCTGCTCCTTCCGCAGCTTCTCGGTCTCAGAGGTTCTGTCCCCGAAGATCAGCCCGATTCCGGCCCCGAGCCCACCTCCAACAATGGTGCCAACGGGACCGAAGGCAGACCCGACGGTCCCCCCGAGGGTAGCGCCCTGCAAGGCAGAGGTGGTCTTCTTCGATGCCATCATACACTCCAGGCTTCTACAGAGATTCCCCATGCCGTGAGGAAGTTCATCGCCCCATCAGCGTACCCTCTCGGGCTGATACTGTGCCAGCCCTCTGACAGCGCGAGCTCCAGGTGGTAGCTGCTCCAGGTGTGCCTATCCCTCTCCGGGATTTCATCGGCCTGAGTCAGCAGCCGGGTATAGGGAAGGCGGGACCCGTCGAGGAACAGTGTGCAAGACGCAAGGTTAGATGCTGCGGCGACCCCCCCGTCAGGTACTGCGATAGGGCAAGCTGTGAAGCTGATCAGGACAGATGACTCCTGCGCGAGGTAGAAGTCGTACCCGGTGTTCGGCCAAGCCTTGAGGGTCTTGGTAGCCCCTCCTGCCCTGTTTGTGGGGCCGTTGCCCAGCAGAGAGAACTGCTCCATGTCCACGGTGAAGATGCGCCCCCCGACCATCCCGGTGACGAAGCGATGTCTCTGGGGGAGCGCTTCATAGACCCCCCGGACGATGTGCCGGGCCTCTGCCCAGCCTGTCTCGGAGAAGTCCGTTGCGGAGATGCCCCCATTGATGTACTTCTGCAGCTCGTCCAGAGCGTTCTGCAGATCAGCGGGGTTGATCGTGGCCCCGGACGTGAAGGTGCTCGGGTTCGTGTAGCTCAAGTAGCACCTCCTCTCAGAGCAAGGAAGCTGGCCTGACCCCGCTCGAAGGTCACGTTCATGGCATAGCTCGTCGCATACACCCATGCCCGGAAATCGCTTCCTCCGCTGCTGTAGTGCTGGTAGAGGAAGGGACCCCTGAAGTAGAATCGGAACCCGTACAGCGTGAGGGCGCTGGGGACCCTGTAGTTCCAGACGCCGTGGGGTGCTCTGCGCGTCTCGATGAGGGAGCCGCTGAGATACCCGTAGGTAGGGTAGACAGCGTACCCGTGGGTCTTGTAGGCGCCGGAGGAGTCAAAGTCCTCAAGCTGGTAGGGCGTGTTGAGGGGCACGCTGCTCGATGAGTGAATGTCGGTGTGCTCCGGGAGCACTTCCATGTTGACCAGCGAGGTGCTGGTCAAGTCCCACATGGGGTAGACCACGAACAAGGTCCGAGCCCCCGCGTTATTGATCAGGGCCTCGTTGTGGCTCGCCATGTAGACCTGGTAGTGGAGGCGCAGGATGTCCCCGGATTCCAGGGACAAGCCCCCTGGGAAGGCGAAGTCCATCCCGTTGCCGTGCGTCAGCTCGTAGCTCTGCGCTGCGTCTACGGAGCTGTAGGTGTGAGGGCTGCCATCCGCGTTGTTGTTCATCCTCAGTGCGGAGAGGACGAACGGGCTGTCCAGGTTCCGCGCGTCGATCCCCTCGGCGGATACGTTCTCGTCGTCGAGGGCAGCGGTAGCGACTTCCACCTCGGAGAACTTCGAGGTGAGACCGGTAGCGGAGATGAGGCTCTCCTCCGCTGGGGTATACGTCGTAGGGTCGATACGAGACATGGGCTACCTGTACCTGTTTATCATCAGCAGGCTACCCCCCTCCCACCAGAAGAACCTCTGTGTCAGGGAAGCACCGGAGTCCGGGGACGGGCAGAGCCACTGGATCTGGACGGAGTGAGACCCCTGGGTGACAGGGATGTCCGAGACCAGGAAGACAGAGGTCATGTGCGTGTAGATCTTGTCCGACTGCGCAATGACTCCCAGGCCGGGGATCACGAGCTGGAACCTGAAGTACATGTCCGCCGACCCAACTACGGAAGAGGACTCGTGCCACGCCCAGCAGTTGAACTCCACATGAAGCATCCCCTCCTTGCAGGCCATGGAGGGGGCCGTGCTGTGCGTAACCCAGCCGCCGTGGTAGAGATCGTAGTCTACACCCTCGTACCCTGAGGTAAGCGAGTCGTAGTAGCTGGAGTCCAGCATAAGACCATCGGTGATGGACCCCCTCCATGCAGCCCGGGTAGCCAGCTCCCCACGGCCGATACAGGAAGTAGGGAGGTTCTCCCGGTCAAGAGACCCATTGAGGGTCTGAACCATCGCGTTGAACTGGTTGTTGAACTCGTCATACTGTGGGGTCATCGCAACGCGGTGCTGCCCCTCCTGTCGTACAAAGCTCATGCCGTACCCCTCCCAGACCTTCTACGCTGGTCGCTGACCTGCAGCTCTACTGTGTAGCCCATCAGCACGAAGTCCTTGTCGGTCTCCAAGGACCAGGCCCATACAGTAGCCCCGTTATCCGGGATGTCGAAGCCGAGGTGCATAACCGGAGTACGCTTCCACCTCGTAGTGCCATAGACTGCCGTGGTGCCGAGGACGTGTTCGTCGGGAAACTCAGGCCTCTGTAGCTTCACGGTCTTGCTGGTCGTCGCAGCCGAAGAAGACTCGCCGACGTGGGTGCTGACCTGGACGGATGTGGACCCCAGCGCGAGACACTCCAGGTACAGGTACTTCACCGTCTTGTGTCGGATGGGGTCTCCGAAGTCGTTGAACACGGTACGGAACCGCGAGGTGGGGGGGTCACCCTCGACAGCGTTGGCCCCTGATGACCCCCAGCCTCCTACCCTCTTCCTGCTGATGACGAAGATCCCGGCAGCGAAGTTACCGCTGCCGTCGTTGCCTACAGAGTGACCGAAGAGAATGTCCCCCTGGTGATCCGTCAGGCAGACAGATACAGGCCAGCCCACCCGTGTAGACCACGCAGGTCCTCCCGGGGCATCCAGGTGAAGGACGTGCCCGAGGCTGGGGATCTCCGAACCATCGGCCGGGACATACAGATGATACTCCCTCCACTTCTCCGAGTACGTCGCGGTGGCCCTCGCCATCGCCCCGAGGCTCCACCTTCTGACGCTCCTCAGAATCGGATCAGAAATGCGCCGGGTGACCAGGCTTGCTCCACCGTCGAAGCCCCCGGAGACGGCGTAGATGCCCCCGGATGAAGCGGGAAACACTACGCCGACCCCCGGAACCGTGACGATCGCGGAGGGGCTTGAGCACCCAATCCCTTCCTCGAAGGGCGTGATGCGGAACCCTGACTGGGGGTCTCCTCTCACGACCTCGATGCTGTGCTCTCGGAAGACCAGGACGTTGTTGTAGTAGGGCACCACGGCCTTGATGTCCCCACCCCGCCGGTGGCCCACCTGAAAGACGTTGAGGGCGGGGAAGGCGTCAGGGTGCAGGGGGGAGGAGTAGTACAGGCTGGTAGGATCGGAGGGGCCGCCAATCAGGAAGAGCGTCTGCATGTGGACGACGCCACCCGATGGCTGACGGGTAGGCAGGGGCACGGAGTCCCCGTCGTCCGGGGCGAGTGCCCCCAGCCTGGAGTCCGGTACCCAGCTCACTGCGCTCTTTTCGTTGTTGTTCCAGATGGTCTGCTCGTAGTAGAACAGCTCCTCGCTCAGATCGTCCGTGTCCCCGAGGTTCTTGGTCCTGTAGAGGATCCTCCCTACCGTCCCGTCAGGTCCCGTAGGCATGTTCTCCAGGTAGACACACTGCCGCCTCTGCTCGTAGAACCCTCCGGTGGAAGAGGGTTCCGTCGTCCACTTGAGGTTCGCGGTGGCCGCAGAGATGGGGCTTACGCTACCGGTCTCGCTGATGAAGGCCACCTTCCAGCGGTATCGGTTGACGGAGCCCCCCTTCGCGAACCCCAGCCCCAGCCCGTCCGACCCGAAGGTCACAGCGAAGTTCTGCTCGTCAGGCCCCTTCGAGTTATCCGTGTCTACTCCCCACGGGCGCGGGGCGCTGGGAACTGTGGACCACCCCAGGTCTGTCAAGCGCTGACCGTCGAACTTCTTGGGCCGGTCGTGGCCGTTGACGATGATCAGGAAGCGACCAAAGGGGATGTACTGTGTTCCAGCCTCGGTCGGAGTAGGGACGTGTCTCCCGGTCTGCAACGTCTCCGTCGCTCCAGGGTTGCCTTTGACGTACCGAAGCTCTGCGCCGTTGCCAGTGTCCACCTCGTACAACAGGAAGCGGACCTTCCCCCCGTGAGTGCTCCACTCGTACATCGACAGGATGCGCGTGTCCGAGTTGAACGGCGCATAGAGGGTGGAGCCGGGAAAGAACTTCTCGAAGCCCAGCTTGGTAGACCAACCCTTCGTAGCAGGGTCGATGGTCACGTTCTCCAACACCTCGAAGGCAGAGGGGCTGTGGGCGGCTCTCTCGTCCAACCCCCCGAGGGGGGAGAACCTCTGGGAGGCAGCGACCTTCATCAGGGGGTCTCGTAGGTGATCGTGCGGAAGGGGTCAGGAGAGCTGTCCTCGAAAGCGTTGCCTCTCACGACGCGCCTTGCCCGGGTGTTCAGCTCTCGGAGCCGCATCTTATCCTTCTGAGCGTCTGCCTTCCGACCCCAGACCGCAGCCAGCTCGGGGCTCTCGTGCCGGTTCAGGCACTCCTCCACAGCCCGGAAGAGCAGCAGCCGGTGGTTCGTCGGAGGTAGCTCCGGGATATCCGTGTCCTCGATCAGAAGACGCGGCCGGTGCAGGTAGCGAACGCTGAGCTGCAAGTCCTCGTCCTGGCGTGGGTAAAGCCTAACGGCCTTCCAGTTCCCCCCGCCCTCGTGCAACCTGCTCTGGCCCACAGGCCATGTACCTGGGATGATGATGGGTCCCCCGAGGCTGGTGCTGTCGTCGTCAATGACGCTGTTGTCTGAGGCGTAGAAGGCGCGGTAGCCGGGAACCTTGACGTAGATCTTCTTGCGAATACCGCTGCCGGTCCCCGTGTCCTGGATGCCAGAGACTGTGATCTCCTCCGTGGCGGAGGTCGCGTAGATCTCTGCAACAGGGGAGGGTCCACTCTCGATGTCCTTCCAGACGTAGGTGTAGCATACGTAGTAGGTGCCCGTCGTCGGGACAGGATGGGTCACGCCCGAGTTGTTGATGGAGAGGGTAGGGGCAGTGACCGGGGGAGGTACGAACCTGTCCTCTGCTGGGACCCAGCCCTGCGGAGTCCCCGTGGCGTCAAGGTCGAGCTGCCAGTCCTCATCCTCGCTACGGGTGATCGGGGAGAACTTCCCCCTGGTGTCGTTGTAGGACCGTATCTCCAAACCGAGGACCTCAGCGCAATCCTCCGGCATGATCACGTAGCGGTGCTTGATCGTGACGGTCACGTCCGTAGCAGCGGACCAGGACGGGGTAGACCCGTCCAAGCCCTTGACGTAGATCTCCGTGGAGCTGGCCCTGCTGACGATCTCGTACTCTCCGTCGTTCCCGTTCGACCCCCGGATCTCGCAGATCATGCCCTCAGAGTTACCGTCCGTCGTCCCGGGCAGGGTGATGCTGTTCTGGGAGAGGACCAGCGTGACTCCGGTGAAAACCTGGTCCGCCTTGACGTTGACCTTCCGGGTGCGTTGGGCGAACCTCCACTCCTGCTCAACGCCAAGCTCAACGAGGATCGAGTTGAGGATGGCATCCACCTCAACTCGATCCTCGTCGATGTCCGGGTTGTACTTGGTGAGGGAACTGATCCCGCTTCTAAGGTCTTGCAGGTTCATCTTGCCCCCTATTCACGAAGAAGCCCCGCAGCCCCACTGCCCCCTGGGGACGACGAAGGAACTGCGGGGCGGGCAGTAGAAAAGGAGCTGACTACCGCCGGTAGAAGTACGCAGAGCAGAGGCCACCTGAGTCGTCCGTCAGGGCCACACCGATGATCATGTGCGTGCCAATGGGCCCCTGCGCCACCATCCCGCCAGTGGTGTGGAAGTACAGGGGGTCGCCGGCGTCGATGTCGGTGTGGGCGGAGACCGCCTCGACGTAGCCGAGAGCCACATCCACCAGCTCCCCGCTGGCGGCGTCCGAGAGGGCGATTCCGGCGAACAGAGCCTCGGTGCCCTGGACGGTCTGCGCCACCACGACCCGCATCCGGTTGGCTGCGATGGGCTCGCTGATGTCGAAAATGAGCGCGTCCCCAGCGGAGATAGCGCCCCCTGCCTTGTAGGTGACGACGTGCTGCCGGTCCTCCAGGCCAAGGGGGTTGTCACTGGTAGCCAGGCTCTGGTAGATCATGTCAGACATGTCTTGATCCTGTTGAAGCTCGGAGGGTTACGGGACGGTGTCGTAGAGGACGCCCTGGCTACCCAGGTGCTCAGCGACGTTCTGCACGCGGACGATGATGTCGGCGCTCATCACCAGCTTGCCCGACACCTTCTGGAAGTCCATCAGCTCGAAGAAGGCATCCTCGTCGAAGAAGGGCTTCAGCCACTCCCCGTTGATGAAGTACATCAGAGGACGGAACTGCCCGCTGGTGGTGATGCTGGAGTACAGAGTGTCCAGGTCCACGCTGCGACGGATGCCTGCAAGGCCGAATGCCAGCTCCAGCCGACCAGCATTGAAGATGGTGTTGTCGTTGGGGTTGACGTACCGCTCCTGGGGGAACAGCCTCGCCTTGTACGCCTTGAAGGCTTCCTTCGTGCAGAGCCCCAGGGTCGGGACCGAGCCGTCAGGGCTGTAGTCCTGGCAGTCCTGGTAGAGGTCCGTCATGTCCTCGTCGATGTCCACGGTGCCGCTGAGGTCGTGGGACTTCGACTGGTTGTTGAAGGGGTTCGAGGCCCCACCGAACGCGGTGGCAGCCTTGCTCAGACCACCGACGGTGTTGCTCTGGCCGGTGCCGTAGGTCCCTTCCTCCAGGAAGCCGGTCGCGCTGTTCAGGCCGTACAGGCTGTTGAGATCGCTCAAGATCGTGGAGAGGCCTGCCACGCTGGCCTTCTCATACTCGCGCTTGAGCTGGCTCATCACCCGCTTCATACGCTTCTCCAGGATCTTGATCTGCGCAGCCTCACCCTTGTTGGACAGCTCGTCCTTCTTGGAGAGAGCCACGAGCCCGGAGTAGTCGCACCAGTTGTAGACCGCCGTCTCGCTCACGTCGCGGACGGTCTGGTTGGTGTTCTCGTAGCCGTTGCTGTACTGCGTGATGTTGCTGTGCTCGCGGACGACCACGTCCACGTCCACCTGCTTGCCGCCGCTGACCAGCTCCACCACATCGACCGCACGGTTCTTCTTGCCGCCCTCCCCTTCGCTGCCGACCTTGCCACCGGTCATGTGGTGGAGGAGGGGGGTGCCCATAAAGATCTGATCGACGGCCCGAGGGACCAGCCGGCGGAGGGTTGAGGAGGCGACATCAGGGCTGATGGTAGCCATTTCTCACACTCAGGTCTGGAGGTTTCCTATGTGCATTCGGGGAGTAGCCTGACCTCCAGGGTTCCCTGATAGCACATCCATATCAGACGACTTTTCGTTTGTCAAATCAAGCCTTCTTCTTCTGCTTGAGGTACGCGTAGATCGCAGCCGCGCCCTTCCTCATGACGTAGTCAGGAACTTCGGGCTCTGCCCCGGCTCTCCGGGCACCACCAATCTTGAGTCCCGCGCGCTTCGCTTCGTCCCTGTACCGCTGCATCTCGGCATCGGCTTCGGCCTGCCGGGCCTGGAGCCTCTGGCCCTTGACGATCCAGTAGGCGTCCGCGAGCCGGAGACCCGGGGTCTCCTTCAGCTTCTTCGCGACGGCGATGGTCAGCTCCTTGTCGAAGTGAGGGGAGTTGCGGTCGATGTCAGGGTTCTCGGCCTTGAAGCGTAAAACAGCCTGCTGGTTCTTGTACAGCTCCTGCGCCTTCTCCACGGGGCTCAGGAGCTCCTGCATCTGAGCCTTGACCCTCTGGTTGACGTGCCAGTCGATCGCCTTCTGGATCGAAGAGGGGTCGAAGGGGTCCACGGTAGGCGGGGCCTGGTCATCACCGGAAGGAGCTTCCCTGAGTGACTTCATGAAGTCCGACGACAGGAGCCCCTCGGTCTGAGCCTGCGCCTGGGTTAGCGCCTGCTCGTACTTCCTGCGCTCTTCCGCAAGGGCCTGGGTCTTGCGCGTGTAGTCAGCGCGCATGTTGGCGAGCAGCTTCTTCGCAGGCTCCGGCAGCTCGGCCAGAGTCTGCTGCCAGGACAGGCCCTGGTGGTTCCCTTCGCCTTCCAGCACGGGGTCCCCTACCTCCCCGAGCGCCTCAATCGTAGGCTTGCTCGGGGGGGCGGTCTTCCCTGCCACCTCTGCCTTCGCGGCAGCAAGGGCCTGCTGAATGGCGAGGTTGTTTCCAGTGGCAGCGGACGGGACACCTCCACCTTCCTCGTGGGCTGCCTCCGGGCTCTGCGCTTCTACGTTTTCCATGGGTAGCTCCTTTTCTCAGTCTCTTCGCGCTATCCGATGCGACCGAGCGCGAGGCGGTCGAAGTCCATCAGATCATCGTCCTCAGCCCCTACCTGAGCGGTCTCCTCCTTCTCTGGAGGCGGATGGAGGGGCTTGGCCCCAGGCTCCGCCTGGGACCGAATGAACGCCCGGAAGGAGTCGTTCCTCGCCAGGGCGTCGATGGTCCCAGCCAGCATCGTCAGACCGTCGTCGTCCTTCACCTGGGTCGGATCCATCACAAGGCGGTCCAGGCCGGCATCGCTGGCCATCTTCATGATCATGGCTACAGCGCCGGCAAGGTCGGGAGGGACCTGGTCTCCTCCGGGCTCAAGCTCCAGGGGAGGGGCTCCTATCAGCTCCAGGATGGGATTCACGGAGTCTGCCAGGTCCGCTATAGCGAGGGGCGTGAAGTCTCCCGTCAGCAGGTTGGAGTAAGCCTCGTCACGGGCAACATCGGCCTCCTTGGCCTTACGGCGGGCCACGACGGCCTCCATTGGTTCCTTGTCGGCAAGCAGAAGATCTGCACGCATGGGATCTCTCAGTCGTCCTCTTCGAGGAGAACGTTGGCGGGGTAGGTCTCGGTGAGAGCCAGGGCCTTGTCACCGTCGTAGTAATCCAGGTTGTCCAGGTAGGTCTGAAGCTCCGCCTCGTAGGCGGCGTTATCCTCGTCCTCGGCCTCCAGCATGTCTTCAACATAATACTTCGGGAAGTCCGACAGGGGGGCGTACCCCCGGGCCTCTGCAATCTTGTCGGCCTCCTTGTAGGAGTAGACGTACCGGCCAATGCCCCTGTTGAAGAAGCCGTTCACACCGTAGTACCCAGCGTTGCCCCAGGTGTCGGGGGTGCGCTGGAAGAGTTGGATCTCGTCCTTCCTGGCGATCAGCTTCCTACCGTCCTTGTCCTTCAGGTGGATGATGGGCTTCGCGTCGATCGAACGCGATACCAGCTCTTCGCGCTTACCAAGGGCGACCCCGGTCTTCGGGTCGATAACGGTGTACTCGTAGATGGGCATCAGCCTGCTCCCTTGATCATGCTCATTACGCCGGAAGGCGTCGGGTTCGCCGTGACACTGTCAGGCGTCGGAGGGGCCTCGGGGGGAGCTGGAACTCTCGGAGCAGACTCCGGGCCTCCCGGAGAAGCGGGGGCAGCCAGCTCCTCGGAGAGATGGAGCTTGCGGACGATCTCCTTGCGAATCACGTTCGGGTCGCTGCCCAGCTTGACCAGCAGAGGAGCTACGTCGATCAGGCGCTGAGTCGCCACGCTGTCAGCCACGGGGGTTGCGCTGGAGTCCGACGGGTAGATCTCGAAGTCGCCTGCCAGATCCGACGCTGTGACTGAAGTAGGAGTACCCTCCAGCATCACCAGCGCGGAGCTCTCTTCCTCCCCGATGTAGGTCTTGAGTACGCAGAGGAAGCTCATGCACAGCAGGGAGATCGCAGCATCGCGCTCCCGTGCAAGCCTGCCGACCTCGCTGCTGGTGTAGGCGGCGAGGGCAGCGGCTTCTGTCGCCGTGGTCTTCGTTGCCTCTCCCCTCGTGAATGGAGCCAGGACGGACCCCCGATCCAGCTCTCTCTGTACCTGGCCGATGTACGCCTCTACCTCTGGACGGCTGGGGCTGTGGGGAACAGCGGCCATGATGGACGACAAGCTCTCGTCCAGGCCGATCTCCACGTCGATCACAGCACCGTCCTCGCCCTTTGCGAGTAGCGCCTTCGCGCTATCGGTCAGGGAGCCTGCACGAGCGAACCACTGACGGGCTGCCTTCCTGACAGCGTTGGCCTGAAAAGACCTTGTCACGTTCTTCTCGTAGAGCTGGTCGTACACCCGCTTCATGGCGGAGTAGCCGTCAAGGGGCCGGTCTGGGACCCTGTTGTAGTAGAACGGCGCGATGGGAACAACAGGCGAGTCGTCGTAGCTCCTGAACGGGATGCTCTCCTTGTAGATGAAGTCCTGTCCCGAGGAGTACCCCGGGCTCCACAGGTACAGCGACCCGGTCTTCATGTCGTACATCTCGGTAACCCTGATGTACTGGAAGGCGGCTTCGTCCGCAGGGGCAGAGAGCGACTTCGTGCCTTCCAACCTCTCGTCCCCATCTGTCTCAAGCTCGTCCAGGTAGTCCTTCTTTGGCATGGGGTTGAAGACCTTGCGCCCCCACAGCGCCCTCGCGTCTTCGATGGACACATGGTAGACGTGGCCGACGTAGGTCTGAGCACTCCAGGTAGGAGCTTCCCTATCAAGAATAACCTCCCACGGAGGGAGCGAGACCGGCAGGACCCGGCTGAAGACCTCGGGCACGTCCTGTGGGATCAGCTTCAAGAAGGCCATGGGGTAGATCAAAGCCAGGCGGGAGGTCCCTTCGATCGGCTCCCTGGCCTTGCGGAGAAACATGTTGCAGACGGCCTGTGCCTTGTGGCTGTCCCCCAGCCCCTGCAGTCCTGGCTTGAGTACGACAGCGGGGTTCCTGGAGAACAGGCTCGCCTGGTAGGACTCGATGTGGGCGTAGCCGTCAGATGTCTGGATCTGGATCTTGTTGCTGCGCTGGGGCAACTTCTTCCAGAAGTCGATCAAGTAGGAAGCGCGCCACCTCCTCATGTCGGCTTTCCGGGACTCCCAGAGAGCGTCGTGCTGATCTGTCAGGTATCGAACAGTCTCAGGGGTCATCGTGCTATCCAGGGTAGAGCTGAGGAGTTCCGCCTTGCACGGGCTTTCATGAGTTTATCCTCAAACCGCTTTCGAGCCACTTCCCGGGAACCCATCGGGATACGCAGCTCCTTGAGCATCAAGTACCCGAGGCCAAGGGAGATCACCTTATCGTCGCGTCCACCTTTCGGGTGGTCCGGGCGCTCACCTGGCCCAGAGACGATGGCCTTGATCTCGTCCAGGTAGGCTTCCTCCAGCTCAAGGATCAGGCCCTCGTCGATCATCTCTCTGAGAGCGCCGTAGATCAGCGGCCGAGTCTCTTTGGTCGTGATGAAGTCCTTCTTCTTGTACTTCCACAGGAACCTCTCCGGGTACTTCGCGTCCCTCACATACCCCAGCACCTCGTGCCCGTGGTTGTTACTCTCAATCCCCAGGATTGGCAGCTTGTACTCGCCGTACTCGTAGCAGACTCTCAGTATCTGCTCGGAGAATCGCTTGGGGCTCCAACGATTCGACCACCAGTAGTAGACAGGCTGACGGGTTCTGCAGTTGATGACGGTGATCACGGAATAATCACGGCCTACTCCTTGTGCGGAGTCCACGGCCACAACATACATCCCATCGTCTTCTGGCTCTTCTGCGATGGCCTCGTAGCAAGGACCTGGCTTGGTGCGAGCGAGACGAGTAGGGGTGATCTCCTCAAGAGCGAGGGGGTCATAGTGAGCATTCTCCGTGGACTGGAAGCACTCCTCGACGAAGGAGGGGAACTCCCGCTTCACTCTCCGGATGTCGTTGTTGAGCGACCGGATCTTCTGCCTTCTCCAGCAGATCTGCTCTCGTGTCAGTCGATGCCCGGTCTTCTCCTCCACGAGATCGGCGTAAAGAAGCTCGGCCTTCGTCGCTTTGAAGCCGGGAGGAGGCTTCATGGTATACAGCTCGTTCTCCCACCACCCGATGAAGACCGGCTCCCACTCGTTCTCCCCTGCCAGGGCTCCGAGGACCAGCTTGTGGAAGGCGTCCATGTAGCCGTTGGCCGTCGATTCCAGGATGATCAGCCCATCACTACCCACGGAGGCGTCCACGATGGAGAGAGTGTCCATCAGGTCAGGATAGAACGCCCCTTCTGAGAGGTGAGCTGACTCCATGGCGTAGGACCGTAATGCCTTGGAGTTGTTTGCGGTGAAGGTCTGGGACTGTGCCCCCGACGCGCTGATCCTCGTCACTCGGGTAGCGGCCTTGTCCAGGTTGTGGCGGAAGGGAGGAGGGAGGTTCTCGTGGAACCTCATGTCCATCTCGAAGATCTCGTTGGCGCTCCCCACCTCGTGGCTTACGACAGCGTGCCGGATGGGCTCAGTTGCCGCGTAGAGGTTCTGGTAGAAGATCGCCCGGATGATCGTAGACAACCCGAGCTGACGAGCCTTCACTACCAGAATGCGCCTGTGCCCCTGGTCCACGAGGTCAACGATCTTCTCCTGGTACGGCCGGGGCTTGAACCGGGTGACCTTCTTCGCCCTCTTGTTGTAGATCGACAAGCCCCGGATGAACGTCTTCCGGTCCTTGCTCCCAAAGGTGCGAATCCCCTGGCTCACAGCAGACACTACTGGATGTCCTCCCCCGATGCGAGAGCGATGGCAGCGCAGGCTTGCATCCTTGCCAAGGTCACCTGCAGAAAGGCAGGCTCCGTCACCTCGTGGAGATGCCCCGTAGCGACCCCCTCGTTCACCAGCTCCCTGGCGAGGCGGACACAACGGATAGCAGCCGACAGATCGGGAGAAGAAGGAGATTCCTCGACGAGGACATAGGCAAAAGCCCTCGTGCTCTCCGTGGTCCGGGCGAGCAAGTCCGGTCCGGTCCCCCGCAGTATCTCAGTGAGCTGCAGCTTGAGCTTGTGCTCTGCTGCCTTGATCCGAGCGTACTTCGGAGCAGTCTCCGCGTTGGGCGGGATGTCCGTAAACAGTCTCTCGACCTCTGCCTTAGTCATCCGTCGTCTCCAGGGACGCCAGGAAGGCCATCTCCTCCTCAGTGATGCTCTCCTTCCGCTCAACGTGCGGGGGCCGGGTGTACCCGTGCCTCCTCTCCAGCATCCACGCGGATGCCTTCCAGTCGCGGGTAGCAGCCTGCTCGATGTTGTTCAGCATACGAGCTGCCTGCTGCGCCTCAGCGAAGTCCACAGCCTCTTTGAAGGTCCGGTAGATCGAGTCCTTCCCTGACTGAATGTCTCGCGCCCCCCGCAGAATCCAGTTGCGGATCGTGGTCGTTCCCACGCCCACCCTCTTCGCGGCGAGGGTCCCCGTAGCACCATGCGCGATCATCTCGCAATAAGCCTGCTGCACCTCGGGAGTCAGTCGGGACGTGCGCCCCCTCGTGGGAGCGCGCCAGGAAGTAATGTCCCAGGCTGGCCTGGTGTCGTCGTCGTCACTCATCAAGGGCCTCCAGTCGTTCCCGGCAGCGAAATAGGACACCTGCTATCCTACTCAGCTCGTCTCGCCTTCGCCTGCTGCGAGTCGAGGAGGAGAGTATCGACCGCAGCTTCTCCAGCATGTCCAGCACCTCCAGCATCTCCTGAAAGGACTCCCTCGCGACGGAGCAGGAACACCCCTCATCAGGGGCTCCCACGCTCTGCTCACGAATGCGCCTCTCCAGATCAACGACGAACTCCTCGACGAAGCTCTTGGGTAGGAACGCCATCGACCCGCGCAGGCTCCGGTAAGAAGCATCGTCCACGTCAGTCCCTAAGATGCGCCTGCATGTGCCTCTCAAGAGCGATGAGGGCCTGCCCAAGCGTGGTAAGTTCCTTACGAATCTTCGCCACCTCTCCATGGGCCTCCGCAAGCTCAGCAAGCAGCTTGTCCTGCAAGGCGTGGGCTTCGCGCAAGGCCTGCTCCTGCTCACCATGCTTCTCCAGGAGAACCGCGTGCATGTCCCGGACGGCAGCAGGAGACAGAAGATCCGTGGACTCGCGCTCCTCCTCCAAAGCCTTGTACCCCATGGTGTTGCTCCTCTTACATGGCGTATGCCCTTATCATAACACGACTATTCCTCCTGCACCCCTTTTTGTTCACCCTGATTTTCAGGTGGTCTGGGCTCGGACTTCACACCCCACCGGACTCCCAGTCCTGCCCCCTCTCCACAGAAACGTCTCTAAGGCAGGTGAGATGTGAACTGCTAAGACGAGAGGAGACGGTAGTAGCGCCCTCTCCTGCCTGGATATGGTCAGGACCAACCGCTGTTCCCAACCCCTTTTTGGGGTCGGTCCCGGCCATATCCCGCGTTGAATGCCTGTTATCGGCGTGGACCAACCTCCGCTAAAAACCTGTCCAAACTTTTATATATAAGGGCGTGTGTGCAGCTCTATTTTGCATATGCTCGTGTGCTCTATGCAGCGTTTCTATGTGCATACTACTACTAATACTCTTTAAAAATAAGAAGAGTAGGTTGGTCCAGAGAGTATATATAAGGTAGAACCTACCATATCCTGGACTGACCAACCTCCAAACAAGGTTGGTATCACCGACCTCAAGGTTGGTCCTGGCCGATACCGGGGGTTCTACCTCGACATGAGAGGACCGTCCTGCCGCAGGAACCACGGCCGGGAGGGAGGACGGGCGGGAGTCAGATCCGGGAAGGTGAGGATTTTCTCAGCAAAGATCATCCCATCCTCTTTACAGGGACCTATAAAGGTGGTATAGAAGAATAGAACGTGGGGAACTGATTCCCCTCTTCCAAGAAGAGAGAAGAGAGATGCTGCATAGAAAAGGCGATATCCAGCTTATGAACTACACGGTGAAGGGGCGAGATGGGGACGTTGTCCTGAACCTCGTTCCTCTCCGCACGCTTCACGACTTCCAGGACTGGCTGAGGGACCTGGGGTACACGGATCAGACCGCGATGCAGTATGCTTCTACGGCGTCAAGGCTGCTGTCTGACATCTGGCTGGAGAATAGGGAGGAGCTCCCTGCTGCCTGGTACACCTTCGCCGTGTGGTTGAGGACGGTTCACGGAGCTCTGGTCCACGCTCCTGAGGAGTACAAGATGAAGGCTGCCGAGTTCCGCTACCTGCAGCGTCTCGCAAACCAGCTGGCGGGTTAGCAAAGAGAAACCCCCCCTGCCCTTCTCCTGGCAGGGGGGGTCAGATCACCCACATCAACGAGAGAACGACTTCATGTTCCACACCTCTAAGACCCTGCAAGACCCAGAGGATACGGTGACCGTAGCTCACGACACACACTACGTCAACCTGTTCGACCACCCCCTGAGCCTGGACTTGTCCGCGTATGAGGAGGGCTACGCCACCCTCTCCCGGAGCAAGAAGACGCTCTGGCGCTACCTGCCGAAGCAGGCCCGGGATGGTAAGCTGTACCCGGCCTACCGTGTCCACTACGCGGGCCGTCTGACGAGCACCAACCCTATCCTCATTCAGTCACTGCCCCGTGCCCTTCGCGCCTGCATCTGCGACCCTGGCAGGGTGATCGTCGTGACAGACTGGACCGCCTCTCACCTCCGCATCGCCATCGAGGAGAGCGGGGACGAGCCCAAGAGCTACGAGGAGCTGATCCCCTGGCTGCAGGGGCACGGCATCGACGACCCCCAGATCTGCCGGAAGGTTGCCAAGCTCTCCGTGCAGATCTGGCTGAACGGAGGAACGGGGCTCACCATCACCAAGAAGGCCCGGCAGGCCTTCGGCGTGAAGATCAAGGGCACGGAGATGGTCAAGCAGATCTCCCAGGTGTGGCCGAAGGTCGCTGCGTGGAAGGAGGCCAAGTCCTCTGAGATCGTCGCTGCTGGCTACGAGCTGAAGACCAAGGCTCGCACTCGGACAATCCCCGATGGGACGAACAGGGACGGGCTGGACCGTCGCAGGAAGTCCGCTCTGGTGGGTTGCTACCTTCAGGCCGTGGAGGCCGACGCCTTCTATCGTGTTCTGGACTACATCGTGGACGGCTGGGAGAAGAAGGTCTTCACGAAGGACGACCTCTACCCGCTGATCCCCCTGCATGACGGGATCGTCTGGTCTGTCCGCGCTGATCGTCCCGACCTCAAGAAGACACTGCGAAACCTCATGCTGATGGCGATCGGGCACGAGGGGGAGGAGGGGTACGTGACGGTGACTTCCGGTCCGAGCTGGGGGGAGCAGAGCCACGAGTGGAGGCCCTACCCGGAGGACGCCTGTGGGGACGATGAGGGGGGCAAAAAGAAGGCCAAGGAAGACCCACCCACCCGGGAGACCGCCATTAAGATCCTGGAGTCCGGGGACTTCTGGCTGGACACTACGTCCCACAAGCCGATGCTCCGTGATACCCCGGTGGACGATGCTCTGTACTTGGAGCTGGCTGTCGCCATGAGCCGCGCTCGGTCGGACCAGCGCAGCTACGCCGTCCAGACGATCGCTGAGGCCGTCGCCTTCCTCTGCAATAAGAAGCCCCGGAACCCGATCAAGGAGCACCTTGAGCAGCTCGTCTGGGACGGCGTGCCTCGCGTGGATACCTGGCTGACAACCTATCTCGGCGTGGAGGACTCCGAGTCCACCCGCCTCAAGGCGCGGACCTGGATGCTTGGAGCAGCCCGCAGGGGGGTCCGCCCGGGGGCCAAGCAGGACTTGACTCTGATGCTCAAGGGGGAGCAGGGCATCGGCAAGACCAGGCTGGTCCGTGCCCTGGCACTCAAGAGCGCATGGGCGGGTCAGCTCTCCCGCGACATGACCAGCAAGGACGCGCTGATGATCTTGGGGGGCGTCTTCCTCGTTGAGCTGCCTGAGTTGTCCGCGATGAGTCGAGCGAAGACCGAGGATGTGAAGGACTTCCTTACGACTACAGTAGACCGATTCCGACCTCCTTATGGCAAGACCGTCGTGGAGGTTCCTCGGAGCTGCAGCTTCATCGGGACGACAAACGAGAGCACTCCACTCAAGGACAGCACGGGCAACCGTAGGTTCCTGATCGTGGACGTTCCCGGCGTGATCGACGTGGAGGCCCTCACGGAGGACGCCCCGCAGCTCTGGGCAGAGGCAGTCCAGCGCGTTCAGCAGGGGGAGCGGTGCTACCTGACGATGGAGGAGCAGAAGCTGCTCAAGCCGGAGCAGGAGGAGAGCACCGTCGAGGACTCCTGGGCCGAGGACGTGCTGACCTACGCTCGGAAGTCAGGGTACGGCGGTATGACCATGCTCACCACCCGCGACCTGCTGAAGTACGCCATCGGCAAGGAGACCAGTCAGATCAGCAGGTGGGACGAGATGAGGGTTGCCGCCATCATGAGGAACGCCGGGTACACGCAGAAGAGGAAGCTCATCGACGGCCGGGGGAAGATCCGCATGTGGGTCAGGGACGGCCATCCCGAGGATGAGAAGGTCTTCGGCAGCACTTACAATGAAAAGTTCCGGTAGGCTCCCCACCTCTCCACAGAAGGAGTTCCACATGAAGCACAACCTCATCGGCGCAGCCAACATCGCCCTGACCCTTACAGCATTTCTGCTGTTCTTATGGGGGTATAGCTCCTACCTCCTCTGACTGGGGTTCCAGCCAGCACAGCTTGTAGCACACGAAGGCCCTTCCGCTTGTTGGAGGAGCCTTCTTCTCGTTTTACGTTGGGGCAGATAGAATCCGGAGAACCTCGTGAACATCCCTGACTGCAACTTCAAGACCGTGGGTATGGGTCACCCTCATCACCAGGGGTGACCTCTTCTCGCACTTCGTGCTGGAGGAGGACGATCCTCGGTTTCCCATCGTGAGGAAGATGGCTGGCTGTCAGCCAGCTCTCGGGCGTGTTGCTGGGAACCAAGGATGAAGGGAGTCAGGCTTCCTGACGGGGGGTGCTTTGGATTCTGCCTCGACAAACTGCAGAAGCAGCTTCTCTGCCCTCTGCAGTTCCACCCGGGCTGTGGTAAGGCTGCCACGTAGCGCAGCCAGGGCCTTCTCCCTGTCCCTTGAAGCCTGGTTCCTATCCATGGATTCCTCCGGATTGCAGCCACGCTGTCAGCGCGGTCAGAGCCCCTGTCAGAGCCCCACCGAATATACCAGCAGCCCCTGCCAGTACCTTCGGCTCAGCTTCTGCAAGGCGGGCGAGCAGCCGCC